TAATCTCTGGGTGCAAACGGAAGACCCAACTTGGAGATCCATTCCATGTTGCGTAAATGATTGAGTTTATTTTTATCATACGGGAGTCCATATTCAGTTTCGTGGCACTTGGTCATGTATCCTTTTTGACCAGCAAACTTGCGGATCTCCTGATAAAGACCAGCATTGATCTCTCCGTTCATACGATTGAACAGACGTATCTTACCGTCCCAGACCTTTCGTTTATACGGTTGCATAAACTTGTATCCGGGTACATAGAACGAGAAATGATCTGACAACTCCGCAGCAACACCGCTAGAGCAATTCACTCGCAGCATGCTGTAGTCTTTCATCTTCAGTTCGATTGTTTCAAAATCCTGCTTCAAACTGTTTCCATCTTATCATGTTACCAATCGTCTGATGTCTCCACTTAAGGTTCTCAACAATCTCTTTCGTAGTATCTATACAAGTCTTAAGGTACTCGATCTTCGCTTCGCTTTCTACCAGTTCTGGATCTGCTTCGACGTAGTGTTCCATCTCTCCTTTGAGAATTTTTAGTCCATCAAAAGGATCGGGCACCCATCCCAACCGCTCTATTTCTTCTTGGGATAACTTCCCGTTATACCACAACCACTTATACTTCATGAGTTCTTTCTGTTTGAACTCTGCTTGCTTGAGTTTTAATTTAAACTCTGATAAGATCTGAAGGTATTTGGCGTGTAGTTCAGGGGTTTGTCGTGATGCTTCGTCAATAGCAAGAGCATCGATGCGACAGTCTTTCTGCCACATAGCATTGATTTGTTCTAATGTCATAGGAAACTCAATTAAATAATATTATTATATCACTTGATCTCAAAGTAGTCAAATCGAAAGGTTGCGGGAAAGGTGATATACTCCCCGTCTGATGTTGAAGCAAACTGAACATCACCTAGTCCTATAGGCAATGCATTCTTATATAGTATGCTGAAATTAGCATTGTTGGATGAGGTGAGAATAGTTACCGTCAAATCGTGGTATGTTGTAGGGACGCTGCCTTCCCGACTAAACTTTTTAGATTGCGGTGTGTGCTCCTCGTTGATTGTTCGAAGCATCCAATCGTACATTTCTTTATACGATTCAAAATTTTCGTCAGCAAGGATGTCTAGCGTAACGGATCCGTTTTCTATCTGATTGCCAGCAAAGGGAATGTTTGATACCCTTTTGAATCCTAACTCAACAGGACTTAATTCTACTGAGGGGTGCTGAATAGACTGAGCAAAATATTGTAGGTGTGACTGATACTCACGAGTAATCGTGATACGAAACCCATTGGGTTGAAGTCCGTTGAAGTTATCTATTTCCATGAGATTATTTATACTCAAAAAAAGGGGCACCGTAGTGCCCCCTAAAACTTATTGTTTTTATTCTACCTGTCTTAGGCGAGGATGTTGTCCACGCGGAAGATACGATAGTATTGGTTGTTACGCGCAGCGGCAAGACCATCGGCAGCAGCAGTGCCCACGAATGGGTTAGATGCCATACCATAACGAGTCTTGAACCCGATGCGTGGTTGGAAGTCATTCTCACCAACCGCACGTACCATCTGGAGAGGGACGTATGGGCAGTAGAACACACCAGCGTCATAAGGGTTAGTGCCCTTATAACCAACCGTTACGTAGTCAGCAACCGCATATGGGTCGATGAATACTTTAGTGCGACCATTCAAAACACCAGCAAAGGTGTTACCCGTGTCATCTACGTTCAAAGAAGTAGACAATGCAGGGGCATAGTCAAGCATACCAGCAGCAGTCAGAGCAGTAGCAACGTCTGAAGAACAAACGATTACATTACCCTTACCACGACGAGTTTCTTTAGCGATTACGTTACACTCACGCTCCAATTGAACAAGGAGTCCCTTGAACTTTTCAACTGACCAACGACCATCAGCATCAGTGCTAAGATCGAAGATACCAGCAGTTTGAAGACCCGCTTGACGCGAACCAATTTTTGCTTGTGAGTTAATCGTTCGGATGATTTCACGGTTAATTTCCGCAAGGATTTCCGTTGACAAAATGTTTGCCAATTCAGTTTCAGCGTCAAGACCATGAATTGCTTTCAAGTCTTGTGCAAGTTCGAGAGAGTACTCTGCTTTCAAAGCACGTGAACGTGCAGTAACAGTTGCTTTCTCGATGGTGAAACCCATTTCTGCAAACGCAGATCCATCGGCATAACCCAATTTCTCAGCGTTCTTAGTTTCCATCGCAGGTGAGTAACCTTCGGTGTAAGGTTGTGCACCCAAACCAGAAGGAACATAAACATCACCAGAGTCAACGATAGATGAATCAGCTTGCGGACTAGTGGCACCGGGAGCAGACGTGTCAGTTACGCCAGCAAGACCTGAAGGACCACGTGACTCGCCAGTGCTGAAGTCAACAGAAGAGTCACCAGAATAAGGTACAACAGCTTCTGCACCAGTGACACCAGCAGCGAATGCTTCGTCACCAGCAGTTGCGCCACCACGAGTAGACTTGTATACAGAACGCATGGCGAAGATAAGACCAGTAGGACCAGTCATAGGTTGAACGCCAGCAAGTTCGTATGCCATCAGGTTAGGCATAGCACGACGAACCAGTGCGATAAGCACAGGGTTCCAGTTAGCACCCGTAGGATCAGCAGCACCACCAGCACCAGTTACAGCAAAGTTGGTGTTAGTAGGACCTTCCATGAGGGATTGTTCTTTAGCAAATGCTTGCTCTTGGTTTTCGAGAATAGCAGCAGTTACTGCACGACGATGTGAATCGCTGATCTTACCAGCAGATTCTTCGTTGAGTACTGGAGCCCACTTCTCGACTAAACGATCATAAGTTTCCATTTAATTACTCCTTAGAGGTTTTTTTAAGGGCAGACAAATACATATCCATAACACCTGATGATGCTACTTCTTGTGCTTCGCCTTCCCAATCTTCTACGATTTCTTCTGTTTCAGTAGAAACTTGCTTCTTGAAGTAAGATTCTTTAACAGTCTTAACTTTCTGTTCGAATACTTCTTCAGATTCGAAGTCAAGTGAAGAAACCAGTGAATGTAATTTCTCTACCTGAGTGTCAGCAAGATCACGAGCATTCTCAGCAATAATTGCTTCGCGCTGGTATGCTTCTAACTTCTCAGACATTTCCATTACGGATGCAGTTTGAGCATTGAGTTTTTCTTCCAACTCATCTACTTGATCTGCGAGTTCGTCTACTAGGTCAACCTTAGTTTCAGGAACCTCGATGTAAGATTCTTCGAACAACTCTTTGAGTCGATCCATGAATCCTTCAGCGATTTCAGTACGCAAACCTTGCTCAACAGCAAGAGCGTTCTCTTCCATCCACTGCTCAACCACGTAGTTGAGGTAGTTATCAACTTTCTCAACGAGATCGTCTTGAATAGACTGAGTCTCTTCGTCGAGTTTTTCTTGATATTCATCTTCCAAGCGGGAGACTTCTTCCGCAATTTTGGATTTGATAGCAGTTTCGAAGATGATAGCAGTCTTTGCCTTGAACTCATCAGACAGCGTTGCTTCTGATTCGACAAGAGCATTTAAGTCATCGCTAAAGTCATAAGTAGATTCTTTGTGTGAACCCTGTTCTGGTTTCCCAGCACCGTTGCCATTGGCAGCAGGTTCATCCTTAGCACCTAACTTATCACCTTTACGAGCAGGCTGCTTCTTCCCAGTCTTTTCTGCTTTCTTTTCAGACGCAATTGACTGATCTTCAGTCCCTACAGGCATTTGTTCCGCTTCCTCAAGGGACTCTTCTTCTGCAGCAATATCCATATCTAAATTCTCTTCAGACATGATTTACTCCTTATAGTTTGATTTGAGTAACGAGAGGAAATTCTTGAACTCACGCGCTTGCGTCTCATAGAGATTTTTGCGTGGAGCATTTTTAATTTCAGTCTCCATCTTTTCAATTACTTGAGGTTCGATAACGCCATTATTCCATACCCACTCTACGCCTTCCATAATCCCATTAACAAATGCTGCAGGCGCAGATGGATCTTGAACGATGTCAACAGTGTTGAGGATGAAATCCTCTTTCACATACATCGTGCCGTTTCGTTGCTCAAGACTACCCATACCACGAGTTGATACACCTAGTCTGACTCCCCCATCAAGAAGACCTTTAACAATCTTACCATTCGGAGTATCCAGTATAGATGCTTTTCCTACCACATCATTTCCTTCGAATCGAAGATCTGTGATGAGGTGAGAAACTTTGTCAAGGTTAACAGTCGGACCTTCGGGATGATTTAGTTCTCCCACTGATCGCTTTTCTTTAACCTGTTCTGTAACGTACTTGTTTACCGCATTCTCCATAATAGGTTTAGGATAAACACGTCCGTTTCTATTCTTTTGTTCTGCTTGTGCAAAGACACCTTCGATAGCATAAGACTTACCACCGCCTTCTTTTGCTTCGGTGATTACATGCAAGTCCTGTTCGGTGTATTCTGAAATAAGTTTCATCTACATTTCCTTTGCAAAAGCAACACCCATCTTCTCTGCTTCTCGCTGACTACGATAGGTGTCTAATTTTTCACCGTCAATATAAACAGTGAATCCCTTCTTGTCTTTGTGAACCATGACATTAGTCTTGTTCACTTTCTTAGAAAACACATGATCACCCGGAGGCATCTTCTTTGCCGCTTCTCTGATTTCCTTGAATGTTCTCATTTAATATTCTCTATATTAACGAATCTCATTTCCCAAGTACCGTCAAATCTTTTAAGTCGGCAGTTATCTTCTAAGATTGCCATCTCATCAGATGGCATTTTCTTATCTATCGATCTTGTTGATATCAGAACTTCTTTGATACCATACTTGCGAAAATTCGCAAAGATCTTTTTTATCTTTCCTGCGTTAGGTTCCACGAACTGTGAATCCCACACCGGGAAAAACCTATGAAGTATCGCGGTTTCTATTCCTTCGTCTTCGAAGTTTTTAGAACCGTCTCTACTTCTAATTTCAAAGTTCTCGTCGTAGATACTGTTGCAAATATAATTGCACATGTGATCTACACCGTAGAACTTTCTAAACCTCTGGAAGAATCTTTCTTGTCCTTCCCATTCTGCACCCACAACATTCTTTTGATTGTTGTAGTGCTTGAACCAGAATTCGAAATAACCGCAACCTGATCCAAAATTTAAATACCTAACATCTCTTTCTAAGTAATGTGAATAGAGTCCATGATGATGTAAAAAATGATTATGATGAACTCTAGTACACAAATACTGCATCAGACTTACATGTTGTTGTTCTAATTTAGTAGGGTCATCTTTTCTAATTTTTATCCAATCCTCGAAGGTATCGAATAAAAAGGAATATGTTTCTACTAAAAAATCTTCAACGCGGTCCTGTGCAAAATGATCGTAAAGATTACCCATACCTCGGGTTCGATCAAAATTTAATAAAGGACCTAAGTCTTCAACTTTCATGTTAAATTATTTATAAAAATTTTAATTTTCAGTTTCAGTTTCTTCTTCGTCTTCTTCGAAGTCTACTTCAACTTCGTCTTCAAACTCTTGCTGATCTTCCTCTTCTACTTCAGGTTCTACTTCAGGAAGTTCTGCATCAGTTTGTTGGAAAATCTGTCCTGCGATCTTTGCTTTCTGTTGATCCAGTACATCACCAAGTCTTCCTCCAATCATATCTTTGAAAGTTTTTTCTGCTTGGTTGAAATTACTTTGATTTATGTGTTGAATAAAATCTTCGATGTCTTTGCGAGCAGACTTAGCGTCTGATGAATTGACATCGGGTGTAATATCCGGTGTGATTTTTTCTGGTTCTGCCATAATTTACTCCTTATTTTTGAAAAGCAAGATACTCTTTTGTCTTGAGCGTCTTATCTACTTCAGTTTTCACATTAGTTAAGTCACTGTCTATGTTGTTAACCAATTCGCCATACGATCCAACGGTAGGATTCGCACGAGTTCTTTCCCAAACAAGTCTTGCAATGTCTGCTTTGACTTCTTCGGTAATAGAAATACTTCCAAGAATTTCGTCGAATTCGAATGTCGTTGCATCTACAATAGAAGAACGAACTAAGTTCACGGTAACACCACTTTCTGGTATTACAGGGTTTTGACCCGATTCACGTGTATATATGTTTCCCTTAATTGACAATACGTATCCTACGTTTGTGGTATACGGTTTTATCCTCCAACCGTTTTCTAAGAAGAATGATGTTCCCACAAAAGTATTTGCTTCAATCTGGTCACCACCAATAGCACTAATTGCAATTGGCCAAGCACCGGGTAAAGGGTCCTCTGGACTAACGGTGACCCATTCTTTCCAAGCAGAATAGATATCTGCTTTCACTTCAATTTCAGTTTCGCCTTCGTTAATTAATATCCATTTGTTGTAAGGATCAAACGTTACTTTTTGCCCCGAATAACATTTGTTACCGCCACCGTAAGCATAATTTGGTCCGTCTGAATCTCTCCAGAACTGCCAATTGTTATAGTTGACATGTATGAAAGGCATTACTGGACAATTTCTTTCCAGTTAATTGTGACCATAAGACGAGCACCATTGGGATGTAGCGACTTACGAGTTTTACCAAAGAACGACCAGATCACACGAGAACCTCTAAACCCTTTGAAGTATCCAGTGTTTGAAGTGAATGCAGCAAATGCAGACGTGTCTAGTGGCGTGTTAAATGTTTTAGTAACGTCATCGTAACCCGCGTATACTTCTGCTTGGTTATATGCAATAGGTTTCAAATAGTAATAGTTGCCTTCAAGCGAAGTCCAACCAGCAGGCATATTATAAAACTCAAACTTCCCGTTGTATTCGTTAACGTTGATGGGAAACGTCACACCTCCTTGTGCTTCTGGTTCTCTTGCTTCCATACGCTCGCCGAGTTTAACTGTGACCACAGCAGGATTTGCTTGAGTAATAGAACCAACATTGTTTACAAAGGTGCCACCGTCATCAGATAAGTTTTTCAGTGCGCCATACTGAAAGTTGTTGTAAGCGTCAGTAAGTTCTGCTTCGTATCTACCAGCAAACATTTCTTCTAAACGTACTTGCCCAAATTCATAACTAGTGCCAGCAGTTGAAAGGTCTACTGTAGTGCCAGTGATAGTTGAAAAGTCGTGCCCAGAGTGAACACAGTTAATTTCCCCTTTAATATCCATCACTGCATCAATACCGTTTGTGGCATCCGAGTCAAATGCATATGCTGAAATAGATGTTGGTTGATACAGGGAATGGTTAGTTTCAGTGTTACTTAATGCAGGAACAGGAGAAAGAGAGAAAAGGTATTGCCATCCAGTATCAGCATATCCCTTACCCTGTGCTACAAGATTGTGATTGGATGCCCACGTTTTTGGATTACCTTTTTCATTCAAATCAATATCTGATTCAGTCCACATACTTGCAGACCATGCCTCAAGGTATTGTTCTGTTGAAGGTCCAGATACTGCAGCAACTGCGAAACAAGTCGGCAGCGAAGCAGTCTGTGACATTGCATATTCATAGTTGTTTGCGTGAATATATGAATGCATTACAACACGTTGCCCGTCAAGGTATGTTCCAAAACGAACACGCCCAGCACCGTGCCACTGAACATCAATCCACCAGATATTGTCTTTAGTCACATCTAATGTTGCTTGTGAATCGCCGCTACCATCTGCCTTATCGCCGTTCCAATCTGACTGTGGAATAACAAGGTCTTTCTGTGCTGCTTCGGCAATAGAACTACGAATGACTACACTGAATGTGCCATCGGCAGCAAGCTGAAAAAAGAATCCGTTATTAGCATCAAAGATACCCCATCGTTTAATAGTACCAGTTGATACCCCAATACCGGAATTAGAACGAACTGCCGCCATATAAAGATGAGAACTTCCCGGAATATAATGATGATATGTATTACTAGACGAAGCAGCAAACCCTGTGTTTGCGACATAATCGGGATCGCCTGAACCTACAATACCAACTTGAATTGAATTGCGATTGTTTGAGTATCTACCAAACCCGCCGTTAACAGCAGTGGTTGAAAAGTTTTCAGTATATTTTTCTTGTTGTCCGAATACGTAACTACCAATGTGTGTGCCGCCTGCTACACGCAATTTACCCCATGCGTCTAATTGAGGAAGACCTTCCGCAAATCGAACGTTTGCTGAACCTGTGATGTCAACATCCATACCGTATTCTGGATTGTCATAACCCATAATGTTTTGAGCAGGAATATAAACGTCATAAGCATCTTTAACACGAGCGATATTCGTTCCATTAAAACTAATCCAAGAATCTAATTCAGGAACTGCATTTTCATATTTAGCACTTTTGTTATAGTGAACGGCAAGAATACCTGTACCATCACCTTTGTCGTAAACACCGTGAACGTGAACATCACCGCCTAAAAAACCGGAAATATCATATCGAGAACCAGTTTTCCAACTGTGATCAGTATCACCGCCTTGCGCGTCTAATTTCTGATAGAATTCGAGTTCAGCGGTATGTACCATATACATACGGTCACCCGTACTACGCGGTGGTATCTGTGTATATCGTTTTTCTCCCGCCATTGTTACTCCGTAATCTTTTAGGATTAATAATCTTTATTTATAATATTTTTACGCTGGGTTTCTATAATTTCTATCTGCGACCTGATTGCTTGGAAAACTATTGTTATCTGCAGTGATAGATTGACCAGTATTTAAAATAGGATCAGATCCCGTTCGGTATACCAAAAAATCTACAGTCGTACCACTTGCAATTTGAAACTGGTATCTAGCATCAATTTTTTCAACCGTAACTGTTAATGAGTTAGCAGAATTCAACAAAGTGCCAAAGGCAGAAGTGAACCCAGAAAACGTTGTAGTTGTATCTATAGTGGACGCAGAAGGTGTTCCTGAAACTTCAAACTCATCAAATAAAAATAACGAAGGGTTCACACTGTTATCTCTCACTGTAACACGAATACGATCTCCTGCCGCTAGAGATACAGGAATCAAACTTGAGTCTGATAATACTCCGCTAAAACTACTACCACTTGAGTTGATTCTTACTGTGGTGTTATCAGAATATGTTAGATCTGTTACAGTGTCAGCACTGACGGTTTCTACTGCATCAAAAGAAGAAACTGCAGGTTGACCACCTGTACCGTCCCATGAATAAGGAGAAGGACTATTAAGAACAGTAACTTCTGTGTTGCCAAGCAATCGTGTAATGCTTGCTGTAACGTTTGCTACAACGGTTGTTGTTGCATTCACACCATTACGAACAGTTACGTTAGTGCCTCCATCGACATTAATTGTGACTGCACCACCTGAATTATTATAAACCATCGCATCAGTTGATCCTGAGTTAGATGTGTTGTTGGTTCCGGGATTGGCAGTTGAATAACCAGAAAAATTCCAATTAGTAAAAGAATAAGTACCTGTCGCTGTTATATACACAGCGTGACCAGATCCACCACTTGTAAAAGTAAAATCAGTTTGGTTCGTCGTCTGCCCGTTTGTGTCAAGTAATATTGCACCGAGTGCAGAAGATGTAGATCCTGATATTGAAATGTCGCTTGCGGTAATCGTTGCAAAATCCAATTGACCACAACCAATAAAGGTTGTACCAGTAACTTGTCTTGTCGTGCCGCCAGATACAGGGAAACTCATTGACCCCATATCCAAGATCGTGCAGTCTGTAATATCTAAAACATTGATGTTCGTATCTGTCATGTCCCAGATTGCACCTTCACCGGGCGATGCCATTACAGTATTGTTTAATACGAATGAGTTAGTACCTGTTGAATTACCGAATACTCTGAAGATCCAATTGCCTGATCCGATGCCAGTGCCATCTAAGAAAATCTGTTCGTTGGTTGATGAAAAATAAGAATCGCCAGTGCCTGAATCGCCAAACTCTGTTGATGCATAGAGCGTATATGATGCACCCGGACCAGACGCAAACAATCCCCAACCATTTGTACTTGTATTGTCTTGTGACACAAGTGTTGCGAGAGTAATCGGCGTACCAGATGTTCCTTGATTGACTGTAAATGCATAAGAGTTATTTGCATTAGAAGTAATACGATCAACCCATAAGTTGTTTACGTTACCACGAGCAGCAGTTACGTGTAAAGAACCGTATCCAATATCTGTGACAGCAGTCGTACTCAGATTACCTAATGTACCGTTGTGTGCAAACGAAGAAAAAGATCCGATATTACTGACATCTAATCGAATACAATAATATGTTTTACCAAGAACAAGTCCGGGATTATCGTTTCCGCCAACGTAAAAACCAATGATTGCTGAAGCACCACCAGTTCCGTTTGCTAATACGATTTGAAAACCGCCGTTTGCCTGTGTATCAATCAGGTTATCTTTTACCAATAACCAAACAGTCGAGGCAGATAAGTCTTCATTGAGAGCAGTACCAGCGGAGTTTTCACCGACTATGATATACTCTTGAGCGTTAGTAAACTGAGCGCCCATGCATTCTGAACCTTCATAGTAAACTTCGTCACCAGAAGACACACCCTGCAAATCGGGGTTGTCGGTTCCGTTCCAACCTGCATCCTGCTCGCAATCATTGAGTTCTGTGCGATTGTCTACTGCCATTTACTTGTCTTCCAAATAAGATTCTATCTCGCCAGCAAGTCCTTCGTCCATTTCTTTTTTGAATTCGAGGACTTCGTTCAGATCAAATGTCCATTCAGAAGTTTCTTTACCTTCTACGAATGATACTGTTCCATCATCATTATAAACCATGTCGTTATCTGGTTCGAAAGTGGCAGTTAACCTCTTCTCATTGTTAGCAATATACAAAACTTCATCTGAAGTTCGGTTTAAAATACTGGCAACCTGTTCAAGGGAT